ATACACAATTCCCTAAACGAACACCTAAGTGAGCCACCCACAATGTAAAAAGTATGTCCAAAAATGTATTCAACTATTGCAAATAATAGCTTTTCCTATCTCCTAACGCTCGATGAGATACGAAAAGAACTACCAGATGAGACCAGACCCTCATGGATAAAGATTACGACAATCACTATGGTGTCTAGCTTTGTCCAAAAAATAGACGTAAAGAGACTTCGATCCCTGTTTGAAGAAATCGGTTCCTACAAGATGCGCCGCGTGGGTACCAAGACGGAGGGGTTTGAGTGGAAATTGAAACCAACAACCTTCTACAACCAGGTGACCCTAACCTATCACGACACCTACAGTACCAAGTCTGTCAAGGTGTTCCCTAATGGCTCGATTCAAGTTGCGGGGTGTTGCGACCTCTTCGATTGCAAACGTATCATCACCCAGCTTGTTCATATTTTCAAAACCTTTTTGGATTTGAAAATTGAGGTTCCAGTGGACTCGTTTCGTGTTGTCATGATTAACTCCAACTTCAGTCTCAACTACAATATCAATCTCATGAAGGTTGCAGATTGGTTTGAGGAGTACGATGACATTTTCAAGGTTTCCTTTGAACCAGACCGATACTCTGCAGTGAAGATTAAGTTCAAGCCATCAGAGGATATGAAGGAGATTACATGCAGTATTTTCAGTACTGGAAAAATTATCATCACAGGGGCGGAGACTCTCAAAGAGATTGCATTTGGATACAACATTATCAACAAACACATCAACGAGAATCCCCAAATTCGGGTGTCGCGCACAGAGGACACTGACGTGTTTGATATTTATTTGGGATACAGGTGTGATCCTTTTGTCAAACTTCTCAAGGAGCGGGGGTTCAATTCTTGGATGAGAACAATTACCAATAGACAAATAAATTTCTAAATGTATATTAACAATATGTCGCAACGACTTGGTATGGCCGATGGTCGGTGTTTCACCATGAACTCCTCAGCCCAACTCTTCAACAACTATATTATGAAGCAAAATGGTATCTCTTTCGAAGATAACTACTCTTACCGTAAGCTCCTGCAATCCCAGGGTCCTCAACTCATGTCGAAGATCCAAGAGGTTCAAGGTAAGAAAGATTGCAACAACTGCAACGTACCCCTTCTCAAGATGCCCGACGTGTACTAAGTGAGAAAAATCCCCAAAAAAACTTTAAAACCATCCTATAGAATGTCAACATGTTCCATATGTCTCAGTGAAGTCCGGTGCACGAGGAAAAATCCTCCAGCCCGGTGTGGACATGTGTTTCATTCCCACTGTCTACAGGAGTGGAAAGACCAAGGTAAGAATTCATGCCCGATTTGTCGAAAAATTATAGATGGTACACAGTTTAAAATTACTGTCAGTGTACAGAACAATTACACAGCAACGGCGAATTCTGTGTCCTTGAATGAGGATTCTATATTTAACGTCTTAGACCTATTTGACATCAATTTTGATGTAGACGAAGTACCCGACCTAGATAGTATTTTAGCGGACCTTGGGGTGAGTCTTACCGACTTTGATCCCAGTATCCTTGACACAGAATGAACTACAATACTTTTCGTAGTTTAGACCTGGATAGTCCCTTGAAGCCTTCCGAGGGTCTGTTATGGCCTTACCTTTAGCATCAGTCAGAAGTGGACCCGTAGCCCAACCACGCTTGTGACTGAAAACATTGGCCTTGAAAACGACACGCTTACCAACTTTGAACGCACCCCCCTTATTTACCCGTGATTCAGGAATCTTGAAGAACTTGGCGACAGCTTTCATGGTATCACCTGGTTTGATTTTGTATTCAATTACACCATGTTGTTTGTAAAAGTGGAAATCTCCCTGTCGAATATAGTTCATGGGCCTCCCAGGAGAAACAAACATCATAACCTTGAAATACCCTTTTTTACATTTTTCATCAGCACCGGCTCTGTACACCTTTTTGGGGTTGTCTGAAATAACGCGACCAGGGAGACCAGTGCAGTGGGTATAGTTGTGGTTTCCATTCGAAAGTCCAGAACGATCACCTGGGATGGACTTTTGCCACCTATACGCCTCATAGTCCCCAACGGCATATGCATAACAATTATTGTTTCCAATACCCTTTGGTGTAGACCACCGCCTGTTTGTATACCTACTCTCTGAACCACTCAGGGGAAGCACCCTCATTTGTAGTTAACCTAGAAAAAAATATCCACATGTAATAAATGATTCAAGAGGTTGCCAAAGCTAAGTCCAGGTCTGAGGTGCTCACCGAGATTCTCACCTTTATGCTCGTTGTGCTCGTCAGCACATTCCTTCTCCGTGTCGTATGGAACCGCTCCCTCGTGAAGCACATCTCCGTGCTCAAGCCCATCAACAACTTGACCGATGCGTTCATCCTTTCTCTCGCCCTCCAAATCGTGCGTGGTATCTAATTTCCATTATTGATAAGTTGAAACACCAATCATATCAGTAAAAAAACCCCAGAGTATAGTAATAAAAAACGATGGCTGCTATCGCTGCAGGTGTCGGCCTTTTGGTTGTGTGTGGTTCCTCCAGTGCGGCGGCTGCTATGATGATGGGTGGTAAAGAAAAGGAAGACCCAGTTGTGGCAGATTCAGATTCAGATTCAGAGTCAGAGTCAGATGATGAGGATGCCGCTCCAGCCGCTCCAGTCGGGACCCCTTCTCAAATTGAGGCTAGTAATCCAGAAACTTTTACTTCAGGTAGCGTATTTACAAAAATGGCAACTTCTCGTTTGGATGGGGTTAAATCAGGGTATCCTTATTCACAGTTTTTTGTAGATGTTCCAGCAAATGCTGTAGAAGAATGCAAAGCTGCGTGTAAAGACAACTCCCTATGTCCGGGTTTCTCTGTGGATTGGCACACAGGTGATAACGTTAATTGCATGATCTATAAGGAAAATAATGGTGAAGGTCAAGCGGCTTCATGTACACATAAGCCATTCTCAGCTAATTGTCGCCGTGATGTGAGAGGGAAGCCTGGTGTAACTGAAGGTGGTTTGTGGTGGAGAGGTACTCGCACTACTACGTAATATTCTATAAAATAATCATTATTGATAAGTTGATACAATCAACTCTTGAATAATAAATGATTTAAACCTCGTTGTACCCAACGATTTTCTCCCCGTTAGGACCCTTGAGGGTGGGGAAAGCGGTCATACCGTCGCATCCACCCTTTTCACAATCGACGAACACATGGGGCTTACCAGCCTTCTTCATGTAGTCCAACTGCTTGACTGTCCATCCACACCCCTTGGTTCCGTAAATGGTCCACTTTTTACCACCACCAGCAACGGTGGGGGTTGTCTTCCTGGTCCTGTAGAGTAAGAACATGACGAGGATGATTGCCACGGCGACTAGAATCGTTGAGCGCTGCATTTATTATGGACTGAGATTTAATTTTCACAGTTTTTTAGCAAGTTCAGCGAGTGGAATATAGTTATTGGGATTGTTATTAGGGGTTCGGGGTTTCGCGATACCAGGTGGTCTAGGTTTCATTTTCTTCCCTTTACCAGCTTTCATGACAGCAATCGCACGTGCCATGGCATTCTTTGGGTTTACTGGTGTCTTTGGTTTGGGGGGTGCAACCTTATTTGGGGGTTTGGGTTTAGGTGCAACCTTTTTAAGGACTTCATCGAGTTTAGACTCACCTGTGAAGAATGGTCTAGATAAGACCTTTTCAAAATCGGGTAAAACCTTACTGTGTTCGGCATTCATGTTTCCTCGAATTCGGTAGTTTTTTACACGGTTGGTTTTCATATTACGATACGACTCTGGATAAAGGGATTTAATGAAATTATGTATTTGTCTTTCTTCCTTATCACCCGGGTATTTAACCATCTGAAATACACTAATCAGGAATGTACTTAAATCATAGAGGGGGTGTGAGTTCCTAGAGATTCCTATATTTCTGTACTTGTTTGTATTAATCTCGGGATTCTTGATACGAGGCCACATCGAATATCCAAAATCAATCATCACAGCTTCCACACCACCATTTGATATTTGATACTTTTTACCTTTCAGTTTAATCTCAATATCCTTTTTGGGTACAGATTTGACCAATATGTTACTTGTATGAAGATCGTGATGTCTAAATCCTGGGTACTTCTGTTGAATTTTGTAGAGAGTGTAAATAATCTGCACCATTGCTGATTTCATGGCTTCCATTGTAGGTTGTGTTTTCCACCACTCGTAGAATGTCTTACCATCTACGTATTCAGTGTAGAGAATAGACTTACCATCACACTCTTTATACAAATACACTTTAGGAACTCCAAATTCTTCGAGTTTTTTTGCGATGGTATATTCCATTTTAGCAGATGGATCACGGGTTTCTTTGTAAGCTATATACTTTTTACACTTATTGTCTATACATCCACGATATACTATACCGTATTTACCCCGACTAACTTCAGTAGAACCCTTCATCATGGAACCATTAAACTTTTCCATCCATAGTTCAGATTTTGGTGCACACGCCTTTTTACCCCTGAGTATTTTCTTTAGGATAGTGTTCATACTTATAATTGAAATATATTTTTATTCTATTTTGTCAAATACTTTTGAAATTCAAAGTATTTGAAAAAATAAAAAGTTTTTAATTTTTTATTTAGGATTTATATTTTTACTCATCAACTTCCTCAATCTCATCCTCATCCTCAACATCAACCTCATCCTCGGGAAGGTTTACACCTTGGAAAGCAAAGGAGGGAAGCTTGACTGACTGCTCAAAGAGCGCCTGTTGGAGACGGATGGTCACACCAAACTTGTTATCAATGAACCAAATCTGGTTGAGGTCAACAATAGCCATAGCCTTCTGTCCCTTCTCGATACTGTCGAGGGGAACAGACTGCTTCTGCATAGAGTATGACTCAGGTACAAATGTACCGTCAGGCTTGGCAAGAATCTTCAGCTTGATAGTGGATGGGTACTGCTCCTTACCAGGGCGAACCATGGGCTTGTAGAGAGCCTGTTTGAGAACCTCAACATTGAAAGACTTACCGAGCCACTCCTCTGAGTTCTCAGCCACCTTGTTTACGATGATATCATCGAGTTCCTTGAGCTTCTCGTGAAGCGCCATAGCCTCAGCATTATCGGGGTCAAATGAGAGGTCGAGGGAGTATGATGTACGTCCAGTAGCCTCATCAGTAAACGCACTCATACCATAAGGTGAGCGCATGAAGGGGAATTGGAGGTAGAGTTTTTTGTTGTCGCCGGCGTTCAGGTAGACGGCCTTGCCGCCATTTTTGTTCTTGCGAAGTTTTGAAAACTGCACGTTGGCAGCGGAGAATTCGGTGGATTGCTGGATAGTGAGCGACATTGTTTGTAGTGGGTTATATTTATATTATGTGGCTCCCCTTTAATTATGTTTTTGTCGTTGATAGTCTCATATAATCCTTTAATATGTTCTTACATTTTACAACAGGTATATTTATAGGATCCCGTTTCAGTTGGTGTATTGGCATTATGACGCAGAAATCGAGCTTTGGTTAATACCTCGTCATCGTTACATTTGGGGTGTACATCATCGAGAGAAGTTGTTTTATTATTACCGTGTCCAGTCTTTGTACTCGTAACCATTAGGTCTTCACGACAGGTGCCAGTAGTCGCTTTACCACTACACTTATAGTTATACATAATTTTGTTATTGGCCGGTCTTGTCAATTTAAACTCACCAATTGCCTTTTTACCACAGTCCATTGTATGGCGGTCTAAATAAATGGTGTTGTTATTACCCCAATCATTCGAACCAGTGTTCTTCTGAGCCTCGAGGGGGGTATTAATATCATCCCGGCAAGTATATTCATATAACATTTTGTTGTTTCCAGTCTTTTTTAGGGAAAAACCAACAAGTCCGTCCTCACCACAGGTTACATTGTGACGATCCAGATGAATCATACTACCACCGGATGCATCATTTTCAGTTGTTTTTTCATCCCGAATGACAACTTCATCCACATCATCCACATCATCCGCACCAGCACCCGCACCCGCACCCGCACCCGCACCCGCACCCCCGGCTGGGGTTTCCTCACTACCACCCATCATTAGGGCAGCCATACTAGAGGAACAACATACCATAAGACCAACACCGGCTACAGCTATGGCGGCCATTTTGTTTTTATTACTATACCTGTACATTTTTTTCTCAACATATATCAAAACAAATCATGGGTGGTCTCGGACTATTTAAAGATTGTGGATGTGGATGTGGTGGTCAGAAGCAGGAGGATAAATTGATCATCTCCATCATCTCTGGTCTCACATTTTTCATCGTTGCGAACCCCGAGACATTCCGTCTCGTCAGGCGGGTCCTCGGGTCCTGGATCGCTACCCCTACTGGGTGCCCCTCTACCCTGGGTCTGCTTGTGCACACTCTCGTGTTCATCCTCGTCGTATGGGGTATGATGAACATCAAGAAGCAAGGTGGTGGCTGTGGTGGTAAAAAGAAGAAGGGTGGTTGTGGATGTGGTGGTGCCAAGAAGGGAACGAAGGTTGTTGTTGAAGCCCCAGTTCCTATGGAGGAGGCCCCCGACCCAAGACCCGAATTTGCCGAACGTGCCATTGAGGTTGTCGACAGTGGTCGTATGCTCGAACCCGCACCTATCGATTCCGAAGGCACCCTTTTCAAGTAATTTAATTCATGCATTTTCCAGTCAATTTGGATAAATTGATAGTAAAATGTTTTTTCTAAAATTCCTCATCGAACCCAATCTCATCAGAGGTATCGTCCATTTTCCCGTAATCCCCAACCCTTTTTTCGAAGAAGTTTGTTTTACCATCGAGGCTAATATTTTCCATAAAGTCAAATGGATTTTTGGAGTTCCAAATCGGGGGTTGACCAATTTGTTTGAGAAGGCGGTCCGATACATATTCAATGTATTCAGCCATTTTCTCAGAGTTCATACCAATGAGATTACATGGGAGTGCGTCAATGATGAAACCCTTTTCAATTTCAACCGCTTCTTTAACAATTGAGTGGATGGTTTCGGTCGAAGGTTTGTTTCTGAGTAGTTTGAAGAGTTCGACAGCAAATTCCTGGTGAAGCCCCTCATCCCGAGAAATGAGCTCATTACTGAAGCAGAGACCAGGCATTAGACCTCTCTTTTTCAACCAGTAAATGGCACAGAAACTACCAGAGAAGAATATACCCTCAACACATGCAAACGCAAAGAGACGCTCAGCGAATGGACGGGCTGTGTCGAACCACTTCATGGCCCAATTTGCTTTTCTTTCAATACAGGGAACAGTTTGGATAGCTTCGAAAAGTTGTTTCTTTTCAGTAGGGTCCCTAATATATTTGTCGATAAGTTTAGAGTACGTCTCCCCGTGGACCATTTCATTGTGACATTGGTATGCATAGAATGAACGAGCCTCGGAGATTTGTACCTCATCAGCGAAATTATTATTGATATTTTCAAAAACAATTCCATCAGAACCAGCAAAAAACGCCAGGATATACTTTATGAATTTTTGTTCGTTATCGTTTAGAGTCTTCCAGTCGTCTAGGTCTTTAGAGAGGTCTACTTCCTCAGCAGTCCAATTGGACATTTGAGCCTTCTTATAGAGTTCCCAGAGCTCAGGATACGTCAGGGGGAACACGGTGAATCTGTTTAGGGTGGGGGATAGGATTGGTTCGTACTCTTGTTCTATATAGTCCTGAAAGTCAAAATAGGACCCGGTGTGATTTCCGTTAATAAATATTTGAGGGTAGGCTACAACTTTTCCACCACACAATTTAGTGAGTTCTTCTTTGTCGACCATGATTTTCTCATACTCGATATTCTCTGACTCACATAGTTCCTTTGCGTGGTCACAATATTTACACCCCTCCTTCGAATAAATAATAACTTTCATCTGTGATATTATCCTTGATTATTTTTTGTCAGAAAACTCTAAGCATGATTGTGCCCTCTGATATAAATCAATATGATATAGTAAAAGTTTTAGTAAATGAAGACGGTGTTGAAGACCAAATGTACGGTATAGTTGGGATGAACACTGGTAAGACCCTTGGCCTGAGATATCTCAATGCCACTGAATTGGTTTACAAAAATGCATGTGTATATGAACTTGAATCGACGGAGCTTTCTCCCGCCCCGTATGAAAGTGTTATGGAACACTACCCTATAGGAACTACGTTTGAAGATCTGGAAATGAAACCCCTAGGTATGGATCGTTTTGCATTCTATTCAGAAATAGACGTCGAGGATAGTGATAGTGACATTTATGACGAAGGTCAAGAGAGTGGGTCTGATCTAGAAGGTTTTGTTGTATCCGATAGTGAAGTAGTGGGTCAGGATATCCCTTTACCCCCGGATCATGAGGCGATTGATAAAGAATGGAACAAGTGGGAACCATCCACTTCAGGTGGAAAGAGTTTCAAAGAAACGATTGATGCAATCGAAACGAAGGTTAGACGCCTAAGTGCATGATGCGTTGTTTAAAAATTTTAAAAAAGAGTACCACATTCAAAACAATGCTGGCAGCTATATGGAAACAACTAGAAGAAATAAAACCAAAAACAACCGAAGAAAAGCCAGTTAATAATAGTATATGTAAAATTTGTTCCGGTGTAAAAGTTATTACACGTGAAGGACTCCCCACGTGTTCTGAATGTGGACTTGTTGATTCTTATTTCATAGATGATTCAGCTGAATGGACGAGTGGAATGACAGATGATGGTAAAGTAAATGACCCTGCCAGGTGTGGTAATCCGAATGCAAATCCGGAACTTTTCTCACAGGCGTGGGGTAAGGGTACAATTATATCTACACAACACTCTTCAACATATGAGAATAAACGAATGGCTAAAATCAATTTCCACATGTCTATGAATCACAAAGACCGGTCATTGTTTCACGCGTACAAAGATATTGACGAAGCATGTCATACACTACAAGATTCTATTCTAAAAGACGCTAAAATATTATACAGAAAATTCAATAATGAAAAACTCACCAGAGGTGCTGTACGTTTGGGTATCAAAGCCAATTGTGTTCTATACGCGTGTAGACTTGCTAAAAATCCAAGAACAACCAAAGAAATTGCAGATATGTTTGGAATTCAATCGAAAGATGTGAGTCGAACAACAGATATATTCAAGGAGAATATATTGGGGGCTACAAAGAAAAATTACGTAACCAAGTCATTTGACGTAATGCAAAGACTTCTCAATGCTTTTGAAATTACTCGAGAAGAGAGGTTAAAATGTGTTCGAATGTGTAATTCTACAGAGGATTGTGTAGCACTCATGAGTAAAACCCCAAATAGTGTTGCATCAGCGATAATTTACATTGTCATTGGTGATCGAATTACTAAAACAGAAATGTGTGATAAATGTTCCGTTTCTATCCCCACATTGAATAAGATAGAAACTATAATTAAAAAGCACTTAGAGGCGAAAGGTTAGACATAGTATATGACGAAGTTGTTTCTTTCTACACCATGCTATGGTGGATTATGTTTGGAAAAGTATATGAGTAGTATAATTCAACTTCAAGTTCTTTTAATAAAAGAGGGAATCCAACTCTATTTGGATACTACAGAAAATGAGTCTCTCGTGCACCGTGCCCGTAATGTAGCTGTCGGTCGTTTTTTACAAAAAACAGATTGTGACTATTTCATGTTTATAGATGCTGATGTACATTTTGACCCTGCCGCAGTTGTACGACTCTTGAAATCTGGGCATGACATCTCAGTTGCGTGTTATCCCAAGAAGGTTGTGATGTGGGACCAAGCTGCGGAAGCCTTGAAGAGGGGTGATACCCGTGATATGTCTATGTTGTCATCGAGTCTCGTTATTAACTTTGGGGCACTGAATAGACCAGTTGAAAATGGGTTTATCGAGATTCTAGATGGACCCACAGGGTTTATGATGATTAAACGTTCCGTTTTTAAATCGTTGGAGGATAAGTTTCCAGAACTCTGGTGTAAGAATGATCACCAGAATAGAGATTTCGACGAGTATCACGCGTGTTTTGACTGTATGATAGACCCGGTGTCCAGACGGTATTTATCTGAAGACTATGCATTTTGTCGTCGTTGGCAACAAGTAGATGGTAAAATTTACGCAGATGTAAACACTACGTTGGGGCATGTAGGGAATCTACCATTCTCTGGGTGTCTAGGTGAAAGGCTTAAGGTTTAGAGCCGACCTAGTCGTATGAAGCTTACCACCTTACTCGTCACTCGTTCAAAATCGTGTAGTGTTAAAACATTACACACAGTTCTTAGAATTAACCTGTCATGTATGCAAAAAGGGGTTGACAACGAGATTTCATACGTAGATGATGATCCTTTTCTAAAGGCTGAAGCAATTCAGAGATATATGAAAAGTCATGATCGGATTATTTTCGTTGATTTCGGTATTTCTCTAGATGAAAAATCAATTGCCCAGTGTTTTGAAAAGCATGACACGATTGGTTTGCTTGTTTTCCCCGGGGTAAAAGAAGGTATAGATTGGGAACTGTTCAAACATAAGGTGAATGCTGGTTCAACAGAACCCACGGAACAGATGGGTCTTCATTTCGATACTGATGTTGGTGCGAAAATTTCGGATGATATTTACAAGGTAAACTCGACAACCTCTAAAGCCTGGTGTATGAACACTAAAAATGTCATTAAGACAATCAAGGATAAAAAATCTGGGAAATGGACAGTCAATCCTAAGATGTTTGCTAAATTCACGGAACAAGGTGTTCGAATTTATGCGTTTACGGCAGCTAAGTTGGTGATGACTTATACACATGAATGTGTAAGTAATATCCTCAACGCTGCGGGTATAAAAGTAAATTAAAGTTTAAAACTGAACATAAAACATGTCTATAAAGTTGGAATCCCCACTTTACAAATATGTTGTGCAATACATTCATGCAAAGTGGGGTAGTAAAGACTATTTCCCTGGGCCTCAACCGATTTCTATCGAACACAGACATTTCCCTGTTCTCAAAGGTGCAGAATACCTAGTATGTGAGAAGACTGATGGGGAAAGGTACATGATGGTTGCGTGTATGTTTGAAGGTAAAAAAAAGTGTATATTTGTGAATCGAGCTTTCAATATGTTTGAAGTACCTATCAATCTCAAGAAGAGTGCCTATGATGGGACTATTCTTGACGGTGAGTTATACGAGGATACTCTCATGGTATATGATGCTGTTTGGGTAAATGGTGAATCTGTATGGGACCTCAATTTGATGAAGAGACTTGAAGCGGCGCGAAGTATCATGAAGTCAATCATTTATATGAAATCTGACCAGTATCGACTCAAGTGTAAAACGTTTCACCAAATGAGGGAGTTTGGGAAGTTTATGGATGAGTATCTCCCAACGGTTAAACAAAAGATTGATGGTCTCGTGTTTACACCTGTCAATGAACCCATAAGAATTGGTACCCATGAGACGATGTTCAAATGGAAGCCACAGGAGAAGAACACTGTGGATTTCCT